CTTGTGTGCTGCTTCATAATAGTCATGGTGTATGACACTAGGCCTTTTAGATGATTCAACAGAAATCATTTCGTTTTCGACATATCTGCAAAGATCACCTACAAAAGATTCAATCGGATTTTGAGTGGCCTTTGTATACAGATTCATCACAAACACTTCTCTACCAAGCGCTCTTTGCACTTTTTCAACTACGTGGAATATCATAGCGTCGAATTCTAAAGGTATAGTTTTACATATGTATTCACTTAAACACATGTCCTTCTCATCTATCTGGTCAGAAGCCACATTTCTTTCATATTTATTTATAGCATCATTTATAGTATCAGCTAAAGCCTTACACTCTCCAAAAGCTTCCTGTATAGCCTGATATACTATTTCGTGTCCTTTTTTATTAAAGAAATCATTTTTATTCGTCCCTCTTAATCCACGAGAGTTTGCTAACTCTGTTATCGGTTTCTGTAAAGACTTCATCCACATCTCATTTATTTTATGAACTCCTATCTTGCTTTTAAGGTATGATCCCATGTAAACACCCAAATACTGACAAAATCTCGGATCATACTTAAAGTCATCGTCATAAACAGATGGGTCACAGCTCCTTAAATCAAATTGCATACTTTTACTTATATCAGTATCAAACCCGTGTTTCTCTTTGAATTCTGAAACATCCTCTAAAATAGAAAGTAAATTAGTAGCTTGCTCATTCGCTTTTGAGATAGGTGCTTTAGTCATTAGATAAGTGCAATAAATCATATTCACTAGATCTTGTTCTGTCTCAACTGCATCCTTAGTCACTAAATGTGAGAGCTTTATTCTACTTAGAGTTTCTGTTAATTTGGATTTTGAATCCTTCATCTGTTTTATCTTAGAAGCGAATTCTTCAAAATTGTTCAAAATACTGCGTTTGACCCAGAAATCAAAAGATGTGTAATCAGGATAAGCGAAAGACTTTATTATGCCGCTCAATTCAGCATATTCTCCTAAAGGATTTACTATCATATATCTCATATTATGAAGGGCACCTTCAGTACGCCTTTTATTGTGGAATGCTAAGATAATGTTAAACAATATAGAGCAAGGTATATCGCTGAAGTCTCGAGATGTTCTTTGCAGATTAACTGCTAAATTAAGGAAAACTCTTCTGTACATAGTCAGGCCATGCTTTATTACTTCTTCATGCATCTGCGTCCATCCGGACAAGTAATAGCGCTGGCTTTCATGATAAAAAAACGTTCCACTAGAAGCACCTCCAAATATATTTTCTATCTCACATGATATGGGTATACAATATCTAAAGAGCCTAGACCTACCGCTCTTAAATATTTTAGGTCCTCCTCTACAAATAATAAAACTGTTTTTATAACCCATATTTGAACATTGAATGTAATTGTGGTTCAGACTGTTAGTAGAAAACCTCATCAATGTATAGCAAAAGGATTCAATATATTCACATGCTTTCCCTAGAATAGTCTTTTTATAATTGTCCATTGAGTTTTGATATAATGACATGCTAGTTAGCCTCTCTTTGACTAAGAAATCACTGCCTATCTCGCTTACAGGCGTAACTAAATCTGTCCGACAAACCTCTTCAGCTTTGGAGGTCAATATGTCACATAAAAATCTAAATTCATCATCTAAAGTGGAAAATTT